GGTTACCTGATGGAACATCGTGTCCGAACGGTGACCTACAGTATCGTTGGCCGCTACCAGACAGTGTCTGGTGACATCGCGGTGCCTGCAAAACAGATTTTCCGGTGTGAAACTAAGCGCCGGGTGCAGGCAACACCATACGGGTTTGGCCTAACCTTCGACGGCTTCTCGCCGTCACAGCTGGCCATCATTGCGGCTCTTGGCTTGTCCAAGGCGTCGTAGACCAGGGCGGGTTAACCCGTCCGATCGCAACACCCTGCTGCTTTAAGGCAGCAGGACCAACCAACGGGGCATAAGCCCCTCAACCTGCAAGGATGTGCCATGTTTTCTGACCCGATTGTGCTCAAGGTCGCTGGGGTCAACACCCACACGCTTCCGCGTACCGGTGTTGGTCCTTCGTCCGCGGTTTACACCAAGGACAACGACCTCATCAAGACGACGATCTCTCACCAGAACGGTAAGAGGAATCGACGGCTTGTCAAGCTCGATGTGAAGAAGGTTGCAGCCGACCCCCTGTCCACCTCGGTGAACAAGGAATACAGCTGTAGCATTCAGTTCATCATCGACGAACCCACGTATGGGTTCGACAACACCGAGATGCTCGCAAACGCCAAGCTCCTCACGGAGTGGCTTACCGAGTCCTCGGGCGCCAACATCACGAAGGTGTTGGGCGGCGAGAGCTAACAAGCTCTAGCTGCAGGTCAGACACTGCGCCAGACATGGCGCAGTGAACGCATGGCTACGGATACCCGAACTCCTGGAAGGAGCCGAGTTGAAAAGCCTAATGCATCTCTGGCAGGAGGTCCTCACTGATGTGGGGGCCTGGTGCCACGTCAGCACAGCCAGGGACTTGCAATATTTCCTGGCGCGTACTAAGAACGAAGGCGAAGCGTTTCTCACGACTTCGCTTCCTGTCTACGGGAAGGACTTCGAAAGAAGTCTCGACCAGGGCAGGATCCTCGATGACGGATGGGTCGGCTGGAAACGTGTCAAAACGGATTCAGTCGTCGAACGTCTAGGGCGTCCTCTCTTCTTGGGTGGATTCCTTGATCTCGTCTTTAGTGCGGACACTGGACGATTGCTCGAAGAGCCTGATGTCGATGCAATATTCGCCATACGTCAGCTTACGCTGATGTGTGCGAAGCTTAGCGAGCTTCCCTCTGAGAGGTTGGTTCGTAAGGCGGTCGACGGCTATATCGAGTGTGAGAAGGAAGTGCGGGCTTGGGAAGCTCAGGTGCCCTCCAGCTTGCTGGAGGAGTTCCGTAAGGCGTCCCTTATCCTGTGGGGAGGTGTGATGCAAGAGGTCGACGAAGATGTCTACCACGAGCGTGTCACTCCAAACCATGGACCCGGGGCCACTGCCGATTCTCTGCATGGGAACCAAAAGTTCCAGCAGATCGAGTGGCCTAATCGCTTGGACGAAGTCTTCCCCTTCGGGAAATACATCGTCACGAACGAGAGGTACCATTTTGTGGTCCTTTCCGGGGTGCGCTTCCTCGAACCTGGGGAGGAGAGGCCTGTTAAGGTCACTCCTGTCCCTAAAACGGCGACAGCCGCACGGATCATCTCAATCGAACCGACCTGCATGCAATACGTGCAGCAGGGGCTGATGGAGAAGTTCGTGTCTTACTCGGAATCCAGATTGATCAACGGTGACCACCGTAAGGTTAATCACGGCTACGGGTTGATCGGTTTCACCGACCAGGTACCTAACCAGTACCTGGCACGGGTCGGCTCTGAAGACCAGAGTCTTGCGACGCTAGATCTTAGCGAAGCATCCGATAGGGTGTCGAATCTGCTTGTGGAAACCATGACGGC